TTTAACCATTGTGTCTTTGTCAAAGTATCTAACTTCACCATAGGGAAATATGTTGTAAAAACTATATCTAAAATCTTTCAATAGATTCTGCTTCTCTAGTTCAGCATATAGATGTAATCTCCACGGGCGATAATTCCTACTCAGCATACTGAACTTGTGCTCGGTATTTTGATTGTCGTGTACTTGCGTCTTTGCCAATAGGTCGTTGAATACTCCGATGTTTACTCCGTATATTGATCTTTCAGTTAATCTCTTGACTAGAAAGTTTTTATGCACATCGTCCATTACTATCATATACAGCTTAGAAGGATGTATATTTTTTTCTGTTATTACTTTGGCGATGTCATCTGCTAGTTTATAGGTAAATGTTTCATTGCAATTTTCATAGAGAAACTTAGCTGTTGGATCTGTGCGTAGATGATCCCAGTGTTTTTCTTCTAGGCTATCTAGAATACCCACACCTTCAAGTAGATCATAATAATAATGAAAGTAATAGATTGATCCGGGAGCACATTCACATTCGGTTAAAGGAGCAATAAAATTGTTGTTTACTCTTAGATCATAGACCTTGCCTGTCTTACTAAAAATTGTCTTTTGACTCTTGATCCAGGCATAGGTCTGTTCTAGTCCATACTCTAATGTATCAGCTGGGGCCCACCCGCCAATTAACCCTTTAATCAAATTGTTGTCGCTGTTACGACCCATAACACCCTGCGGTCCCGGAATGTTTTTAATAGTAACATCTTTACCTGCCAGCTTGGCGATTAATAAAACTAGCTCGTTGATGCTGATCATTCTATCGCTGCCAAGATTGATAGGCAGTTGGCTTGCACAGGCCATCATCATGTGAATGCCTTTGATACATTCATCAATGTACATAAAACTGCGAGTTTGATTTCCGGGTCCCCAAACTTCCACTTCGCCTGTGCTTTCAATTACCTTGCGGCATAATGCTGCTGGTGCTTTCTCTCTGCCGTCACACCAAGATCCAAGCGGACCAAAAACATTATGCAATCTAGCAATACGCACACGGAATCCATAATTGCGACCATAGCTTAGGTACAGTCGTTCGCTGAATAGTTTTTCCCAACCATACTCACTGTCTGGTTCGGCTGGATAGGCGCTGTCTTCGCTGCACTTGGGATTGTTTGGGTCTAATTGATTATATTCCGGATACACGCAGGCACTACTAGTATAGAATACATTCTTAACTCCTTTCTTAACCATCTCGTTGAGAATGTTAAGGTTGATTGTAGCACTGTTATGCATGATATCAGCATCATTGTCGCCTGTACTGATAAATCCAGCGCCACCCATATCTGCAGCCAGTTGATATATCTCATCTAAATCACTAGTAACAACTTTAGATACTAGGTCTTGATTCCTTAAATCAACTATGTAAAACTCATCCGCATCAGTTTTAGAATACAAGGGATATTTTAAATCAACCCCAACAACATAATGTCCTTGATCTTTTAAACTTGTAACCAAATGCGTTCCAATAAAACCACCTGCTCCACATACTAATATCTTTTTATGTTCCATATTTTTCCACTAAATTATCTATTTCAATATCTTGCATTGTATTTAAATGATTAACATTATAGTCAACAATGTCTTTAACTTTAACAGTAAACTCTATTCGTTGTTGCTCTGTCCATGTAGCAATAGATTCTATTACTGACATTATATTATTAAAACGCTGTTTGTCGTCTAGTTCTAGATCGTAGGTTTCGTCCCAAAATTCACCAAATGTTTTGAATCCCATGTCCTTAACATGCTGCAAACTTCCGGCAGCACCTAACAATATAAAGGGCTGCATAAATGCAATAGGTTTGTAGGTCTTTTCAGTTATGTGAATAATGTTACTAAAAAAATAGGTTTCTGTAACAATGTTGACCAGAGAATTATCATATAGATGTTTAACTGGATCAACACTGTGCTCCATTGGATATCTGCTAAAATTAGAATTGTCTAGTACCAAAGGCAATAATTTATCCGCGGCCAGTACATCAGTACTAGCTAATCCCATGTCGGAAAATCTACTTATTAAGTATTTGCAATTTTCAACAAAGGATCTATCGGCTTCGGGCTGAGTTTTATCCATGCTATAATAACACTGATCAATCAAACCACGCTGTACCATTGCTAGATATAACATCAATCTGTGATCATTGTATCGTCTATTAAAACACAGAAATGTTTTTTTGCGAGTGCCCGGTTGATATGTTGACTTTACAGACTCTGTAATTGCCTGTTTAACATTACACTTATCAATTCTAAACACTGGAAAATATTCCATTTGCATTTCGGGCAACTTGTGATTACGCTTACAGTAATCTTCGTATACTTCCTTACCGTTATAACAGTTGGTCATATAGATTATCTGCGTTAATGGTAATCCTTTGGATGTAAAGTAATTTGACAAGTGGTTTAAAAACTCGTCATCCATATATCCTTCATAGAACAAGGTCACTAGAAAATAAGCTGTCTTGTTTTTCACCCTGTTTAGTACTTCGGTATCAATTTGATTATCATCAAATAATCCGTCTGCACTGTGAAAGTTATGCAACTTGTCTCTATAATGAAAGTTGTTCCAATTTAATTCATACAAGAATATTTCTTGAGGAAGTTTATAAGTAGACACAATCCTAGAGTTCACTATCCTAGAATGAAAATGCGGTTTCTGAAATAGATCGCCTTTTAGCTGCGGAAAGTGGTAGTCTACTGATGCCGTCATGAGATCAGCAATAGTAGGAATTCTATTATTTGTCAATGGACCGTTCGGTCCTATCCATTCATAGGCTAAATTTAATTTCTTACTCATTTTTACAACTGTTATAAAAATCTACTAGCTCTGGAAATGTAGAGACAAAGTCTGTTCCCCGACGGCGATCGTATTCTGTAAACCAATTATAAAAATCTTTACGACCTTCTTTTAATCTTTCTTCTGAGTACACTGTGGTTTCCATGTAATCTACAACACGACGGAATTTTTCATATTCTAAACTGGTAAAGTATTCCGGACTTTTATCAAAGATGTTTGATTTAATAAATTCTAAATTTTTATGCATGTAGGGCATGAATTCTTCTTTTGGTAAAATATTCATATCGTACTGTAGTGGTTCTTTTAGGTAGGGAGTATCAAATCTAATACGCTGCTCAGTTGACTTGAAAATATTACTGTGTTGTTTCCTCCATTGTAATATTTTCTTTAATAAAGATTGAAAATTAGGCACTGACAATATGTTAAATGTAATCATAAAAGTGATTGGCAACGATGTTTTCTGCATGTAGGTTTCAAAGTTACTTTCCCAGGTTTTTAAATTTAACCCAGTTCTAATATATTCAGCAGGAGTTCCCCAAGTATCCATGCTGGTAAAAATTTTAAAATCTTTAATCTTTCCCGAATTAACCAAATTGCTAGCACGTTCTGCTAGGCGTTCAATAAGAACGGGCTTGACTCCAAAATTACTATTAATATTAAGTTCTAGGTTAGGCTTGGGATTTTTATCTAGATCCTCTAGCAATCTCCAAGTACTAGCTTGCAGTAATGGTTCGCCTCCGGTTACTCGCAGAATGTTTAGAGTCTTACTAACTTCAGGCCACCACTTCCACCACGCTTCTACATAGGGATTGGTTTCTTCTTCATAGACTTTGAACCAATTTATATCATTACGATGATTCTTTACCATTGTGTATGGACCAAAATCTTTTATTTCTTTGTGATAGCTGCTGCTGTGTTTAGGATGGCAATATCCGCATTTAAAATTGCATTCATTGCCAAAAGATATCTCAATATATTCTGGATTTATATTTTGATCCCAAGGCCCTGTTTTAATTTCGTCAAATCTTTCAGGAGTGTAAATTGTGCTGTTGCGTTCTTTTCTATCGCTAACATAGTCATCCCCCATTGACTCAATATTCCAACAATATTGACAACCGCTGGGCTTTTCACCGTTAAGCATTTCCAGTCTTTCCATTTTCTTTTGACTGGTGTTGTGTAATGCGCTTGGTTCAATAAGAATTTCATCTAGCGGAATTTTGTGTGGCCGGGGATGATAACAACTATGTGTTTCTCCCGTTTGTAAATATATTGTGGTATGATGCCATTTAGCCATACAAAATGTAGGCGAAATTTCATTCATAATCGGAATAAATTTCTTTATTCTGTCAACATTGTTGTTAAGCATTTTTCAAATTCTTCTTTAAGCCAATCAAAGTCGTTTATCTTTGACAGCATTTTTTTATTACCGATCCATTGATACCCAAATGTTTTTCCGGCCTTTGCACCTGCAATGGCAAAATTACCATACTGGCGATCTTTTCCCTGTGTTATCCAGGTTTCTAATCGCTCGTCAGTTTCAATAGCGTACTTACTGTCAATTACTTTACTGGCTAGTTTTACACATTCTCTAAATGCGCTTCGCCATGTGCTAAACTCGTCAACATTAAAAGCAGAAATGTTGCTGATTTGATTAACTGCTTTAAATTTGTTACTGATGCTAGTTGTTACATCTACAGATCCTGCATTCATTTCTAAAGTTAGTTTTTTTGGCAATAACTTAACTCCGCCGTATCCGTAAACAAGATCATTAACTGGGTTTTTACTGCTCCATACCCACACTGTTGTCTGTTGCTCTATGCGATTGCCAGCATCATAATGTGGGAAGTATTCTATTTCAAAATTAAAGTCAATATCTAGTTCGGCGTCAGCATCTACTACCCAAAACATTTCTGTTGTGACTAATTTTGCAGCGGCGAGGTGTGCATTATGAATACCCTTTATACCGTGTACTCTTTTAGCATCGGGTCTTTTTAATTTCACTTTTTCG